CGACTACGGCAGCGCCGCCTGCGGCTCCAAGCTGGAGGTGGTATCGATCGCACCATGCGACTTCCGCTTGACCATCTACGGCTACGCGGCAAAGCCAAGCATCTACATCGGCGGCAACCGCTACGGCGTTGACGTGACGGTACCCGCTGGCGGCCTTCTTGTGATCGATTCCACAAAGAAGCGCAGCATGAAGGGCGATTCGGTGGTGCTGTCCGACCGCTACGGCAACAGCCAAGACGTTTTCGCAAAGCGCGTGAGGGGCGCGGAGGGCAGCGGCTCCTACATCTACGAGCGCATCAAGCACGGCTCGCATGACGTGACATGGGACCAAGGCTGGGGCTTCTCGCTTGACCTTATCGAGAGGGCGGTGGCGCTGCCATGGACCTGATGCTGCAAAGCGCGAAGGGCGTGGACATCATGCCCATCGCGCCTACCGACGTGGACATGGCGTTCGGCGTCGGCAAGGATCCCGAGAACGACATGGAGATAACGATGCCCGATTCTGCGCCGAGGATCGAGCGCGGAATGTACGTGTACTGCGAGGGCACCGCATACGGCGGCATGCTCACGGGCATAGCCAGCGACGATGGCCTGACGTGGCACGGGCGTACGTGGTTCGGCCTGCTCGCATCGAAGGTGCTGGTACCAGACGGGGGCGTGGGCTCGCTCACCGTCAGCGGCAATGCCAACGACGTGCTTAGAAGCCTGGTATCGCGCATCGGTCTAACGGCTTGTTTCAAGGTAAACGCGGCGAAGAGCACGCTCACAATCAAATCGCACACATTCGACAAGTATCAGGATGCCCTGAACGGAATCGTCGCGATGCTTGCGAAAGTCGGTGGCAAGCTGCGAATCGTGCACGACGGCACCAAGCCCGTGCTTTCTGCCGTGCAAGCCAAGGACTGGAGCAAGGACGAGGCATTCGATGCCGACCAGGTTGACGTGGCTATCGACATGGACTACCTGCCAGTGAACCACCTTGTGGGGCGCGGCGAGGGCCAGGACGGCGAGCGCGTCAACGTCGAGCTTTACATGGACGACAAGGGAGCGGTAAGCACCACGAAGCAGACGCTTAAAGGGGTGTTGGACAATTCCGAGTACTACAACTACTCGTCAGCCGACAAGGACAAGCTGATCGAGGACGGCACCAAGAAGCTGCAAGGGTACTGGGCTGATGCCCACTCCGTCAGCGTCGCCCTGGATGCCTCGCTCGACCTCTACGATGTGGGCGACACGGTGGGCGGAACCGATGCAAAGACCGGCATATTCGCCAGCGCCAAAGTCACCAAAAAGATAATGAAGATGGACGACCGCGGCACTGTGACCGTCCAATACGAGACAGGGGCAATCTAATGCGAACTGAAGGATTCATCGAATTGGTGTGCGATCGCGGCGGCTGCCAAGAGCCGCCCGTGTACGCGAGCGGGGACAAGGTAGACCTGCTCGGATGGCAAAGGATCAGCGTGATAGGCGAGCGGGGGGACACCCGCGATTTCGACCTTTGCCCCGATTGCTACGCGCAATATCGCAAGATGCAGATGGAGCAATGCGCGCAGACGATGGCATTCATCAACGGAGGGGAGCAGTAATGGCATTCATGGCGAAAGAGGACTAGCCGATGGACCAGACGATAAAACTCGACACGCGCAAGCGCGTGAGCGAGGTGCAAATCGCCCCGCTACGCCGAGGCGAGCGCAACAACGCGCTGCTCACGGTCAGGATCTGTGCGAACGGCCAGCCATACGACTTGACGGGCAAGGCCGGGAGCCTGGTCGCGACCACGGCGGCGGGCAAGCTCGTCGGCCCGTACCCGATGGAGGTCGCGGAGGCGGGAGCCGCGCGAATCATGCTGCCAGCGGCCTTGTACTCGGCTGTTGGAGGATTCAGCGGGTACGTCGAGATTCGCGATGGCGAGGCGCTCGTGGACACTACCGACCGCTTCGGAGGAAAGGTGCTCGAGTGCGCCGACCTCGATGCAGAGCAAGCTGCAGAATTCACACCTGTCCTCCGCGACATGGAGCAAGCCGTGGCGGACGCGAAGCGAGCCACAATCGAAGCGAACGAGGCAGCGTCCCATCAGCCGCGCATCGGGAAATCCGATACGTGGGCGGTCTGGGACATTACTACAGACCAATATGTCGATACGGGTGTGGCCGCGCGAGGAACACAGGGTATTCAGGGTGAACCTGGCCCCAAAGGTGACCAAGGCCCAGCCGGCGCGAAAGGCGACCCTGGCGAGCCTGGCAGCGATGCCGCAGCCACGGACGTGCGCATAGCGGGCAAGAGCATCACGGCTGACGGCGTGGCGGATATACCGATGGCATCAGGTAATAGCGATATATCGGACAATAACTCTTATGGGGTTGTCAAATCCCGTGGCTCTATATATGGGATATATATGCACGAAGATGGTATATGCACGCGGTCGGCGAACAATGAATTCATAGATTCTAGGACTAATCATTTCTGCCCGATAACACCCGCTCAGGTGGACTATGCCGTAAAAGCCGCCATGTGCGACGGCAAGGGCGCGGCGTGGACGGCTGCGGAGCAGGCTGCGGCGAGAAAGCGAATGGGGTTTGGTGATAGCCTGGAGCTGATTGAGGTGTGGGAGCTTGACCATGACGAGACGATGGCATTCAGCCGATACACCACGCCAACAGGCGAACCCTACCGTTTCAAGGAGCTGAGGGTCGCCATTCGCTACGCGAACGGCTCAGGGATAACCAACGTTTCCGTCGGCGCTCACTCCAAAAAAAGCAGCAGAACCGTGACAGTGTGTTTCTTGGCATCACCCCAAGGGAGCGATAAGTGGGCGGCGATAAGCGCTTCGGCAGATTTCGGCACAATCAATGCGCAAGCCATGACGAACGTTGGCGGCATGACGCTCCAAGGGCAGGTCGTCTCGACTCCTATCTGCCTCGGACTGCCCTTTGCGTTCGAAAGCGATGCCGTCACCGACTTCGACTACATCATGAGTTTCAAGATGACCAGCGCCCTGTTCAAGGCTGGCTGCAAGGTTTGGATATACGGAGTGTGGGCATGATGAAGGTAAACGAACTGGTGCAGCGCGGCACCAAGACGGAAACGCGCCAGGTTCTCATCCCTGCGACGTACGACGACGAGGGCAACGTGCTATCAGAAGCAAGAACTGAGCTTCAGGATGTCGAAGTCCCGAACATGGTCGCCGTCACCCGCGACATGACACCCGAGGAAGAAGCTGAGGCGCGAGCGTTCGAGGCATCGATGCCCGAGCCACAGCCGACAATCGACGAGCGTGTGGAGACGCTGCAGAGCAGCACGGACGAGCTTGCCGACACCGTGCTCGCGCTGTGCGCCCTGATTGAAGGAGGCGAATGATGGGTTGGAGCAAGGTCGACCTGATTCGAATCAAAGCTTATGCCGTGAAGGTGCGCAACGGCATGCCGCTCGATGAAGTTCCCGAGAAGTACCGCGATGCGGTCTCAAGCGCGGCCGGCGCGCCCATAAACCAGAGACCGCAGCCTCCGATGGCAAACCAGGCTGACAAGGATTACGCCGCGGCAATCAAGGCCGCAATCCAGAAGGAACAGTCGCCCGCATCGGGCGAGTAGGGAGGGTATGAATGGCATTCGATGTAGTGACCGCAAAGCAGGGCAAGCCGCACGTGACCGCCAACCAGCAGGCGCTGATGCAGGCTGGCATGCTGGGCAAGGGGCGCTATGCCCTCGACGCCCTCAACAACCTGGCATGCACCATGACCGACTCCAACACGCTCACCGTCGATACGGGCGGACTGATGGTTGATGGTCGATGGGTCGTGAACGAAGCGCAGACGAGCTTCGCAATCGCAAACGGCTCCCAGGCGCAGTTCCGCAAGGATTTGGCGGTGCTGGAGATCACCGTGGACCCATCCACGGGTGTGACCTCGCTGGAGGAGAAGGTGCTGCAAGGCGCAACCGCTGCAACCGAAGCGGCTGCGGCAGACCCGACCTACGAGGCGGGCGACCTTTACACGGGCTTGACGGCTGTTGTGCCGATCGCTCGCATCACGCTCAACGGATTGACCCCAACATGCGAAGCATTGCTCCCCTCGGTTGCAGACCTGAAGACGATCAGCGAGCAAACCAAGAAGCTCGGGGATTCCGTATCCCAGACAAAGACGTTCTATCTCAGCTCTCCGTGTATGACGACTCGCGGGAACTCCAAAGCGCCTGTTCAGCTCAATGTCTGCGGAAACTTCTGCGCGCTCTATATCAACGCAATCACCACGCGTACTATAAACGAATTTACCGAGTTGGTTGACTCTGACGGTCTCGCGAAGATCGGCGAATACCTACCTGTAGAGTTCGACAGCGAGCAGCAAAGGAACATCAGAGGCGAGAACAAGCCCGTCGGTTGCCGTCTTTGCGGCGGCTCCGATCCCCATCTATGGCTGATCAAAGACACCAATCTTGGCGACGAATCGGAAATGCGGTTCGTCTTCACGTGGGTACGCTAAACCGTGTAGACAACCTGCCCCGTGTACGTGCCATTGGAGCCAGCCCAAACGTCGATATTGCCGCTGGTATCCACGAACACGATGCCAGCATTCGAACCTGAATTGACGATGCCGTATCGAGTGCTCCTTGGGCGCAGCCCTTTAGGCATGGGGCCGAATCGGCGTGAGTTGCCGCTGTATGTGACGTTGTACACGTTGACTATGACAACATTGCCGCTGACTTCGTACGTAATGCCTGATTGGAGCGTTGCGACCTTTGATTCGGAGAGCTGGGATACGGAATCACGCCCCGACTATTCGCTCGCTCACCAGCGCTTGCACCGATGCGCAAATCTTGCGTGTGGGCTGAAGGTAATACTGCGCGGTCG